AGGTGAGTTCCATATAGCTGAAGAGTATATACCAATATTTCAAACATTACTGGTTACAGCCTATGGGGCTTATTTTGTAGGTAGAAGCTGGGAGAAAGGAAAATCAATATCCACTAAAAATACGTAATAAATAAAGTAAGTATTAACAATTAAATCAAATAAAATGGCAAAAAAATTAAAAAAAGACGAACTAACTCAATTACAAGTAGCAGTAAACAAAGTTAACCAAGTGCAATTGCAAGTTGGAGGCTTAGAATTACAAAAGCATGAATTGATACATACAATGTCTTCCGCTCAAGCTGAATTAAGCAGCGTGCAGAATATACTTAAAGATAAGTATGGAGATATTAGCGTAGATATTAGCACTGGTCAGATAGCTGAGAATGGGGTTGATAAGAAAGATTAGTATCGGAAGAGACTATAAAAATGATGCCATGCACTATTCTGTTGGACAGGAAGTGTATGGTAATCACATTATAGACAGTATAATAGAGGAGGAAGATAAGTACTCTATCTATATAATAAAAGCCAAAGAGGTGTTACCTTGGAAAGACTTCAATAAAAATATGGCGATAGCTGTAGAATACAATTTACAATATTGATGAGAGGGCTATTTGATTTTATAATCGAACCTAAAGACCAAAGATATAATAATGTAAAGCATGTAAACGAAAGTGAGCTTATACTTAATACAGAATTACAAAACCACCAATATGTAAGTCGACAGGGGATTGTTTTGGCAGAGCCATCGGTTAACGAGACTAATATAAAAAAAGGTGATACAGTAATATTACATCATAATGTTTTTAGACGTTTTAGAGACGTTAGAGGCAAAGAAAAAAACGGGAAGAGCTATTACTCAGATAACGTGTATATAGTTTCTCCAGATCTTATATTTGCTAAAGTCGAAGACAATACGATAAAGCCTCTACCAGGGTTTAATTTTGTTAAGCCTATAAAAGAAAATAAAATGTTTTCTATTGATTTTGAAAAACCTTTAATAGGTGTGCTAAAATACAAAGATACTAACCTAGAAGTTATGACCGTTGGTGACTTAGTGGGATTTAGCCCGGGGACAGAATATGAGTTTTTAATAGAAAATGAAAAACTATATAGAGTTCCTACTAATCAAATTACAATTAAATATGAATATCAAGGAGACGAAGAAGAATATAATCCAAGCTGGGCACAAAGCAGTTGAGGAATTAATAAAGGTAGCCAAAGAAGCTATAGTTGATTCAGACGACGATATATCAGCAGACAGATTAAAAAATGCAGCAGCTACAAAAAAACTAGCTATATTTGATGCTTTTGAGATATTGAATAGAATACAAGACGAGGAAAACTTATTGGAGGATAAGCCAAAGGAAGATACAAAACCTAAGGCTTTTAGCGGGTTTGCTGAAAAAAGATCAAGATAATGTATCAGCAAAATCTATACAGCGTAATAACCCCTATAAAAGAGACTACAATCTCTAGGCTTAACAAAGCTAATAAGTGGGCATACGGATACAACAAAGAGCACGACGTTGTTGTTATAAGTAAAACGGGAAAGATCGGCGAAATATACAATATACAAAACCTTAAGATAGCTTTACCTAAAACCCCAGCTAAAATCAGTAAAGCAAATACTGAGTGGACGCCAGAGGAGTACCCGGCAGAGCTAAAGCAAATACAAAGCGTATTCGACTGGAGAGATTATCCGGATGATTTTAAGGAAAAATGGGAACCTTATATAGATGAACAATTCAAATACAGAGACGAAGGCCATTGGTTTAATAATAAAGGCGTGGGCACTTACATTACTGGTACTCACTTTATGTACCTGCAGTGGTCCAAGATTGATGTTGGGAGACCAGACTTTAGAGAGGCAAACAGATTATTCTTCATATTCTGGGAAGCTTGCAAAGCAGATAGACGTTCTTATGGAATGTGCTATCTTAAAAACCGTAGATCGGGATTCTCTTTTATGTCCTCAGCTGAAACGGTTAACCTTGCGACAATATCCTCGGATTCACGGTTCGGCCTATTGTCCAAATCTGGTTCCGATGCTAAAAAAATGTTCACAGATAAGATTGTACCAATTTCCGTTAACTACCCGTTCTTCTTCAAACCGATCCAGGACGGTATGGACAGGCCAAAGACTGAACTTGCCTATAGAATCCCAGCCAGTAGACTCACTAGAAAATCTATACAGAATAAACAAGATCAGGAACTCCTCGAGGGTCTTGATACCACGATCGACTGGAAGAACACGGGGGACAACTCCTATGATGGAGAAAAACTTAAACTCCTCGTCCATGATGAATCGGGGAAGTGGGAAAGGCCGGACAACATCCTCAACAACTGGAGGGTCACAAAAACAACATTAAGATTAGGTAGTAGAGTTATTGGTAAGTGTATGATGGGTTCAACATCAAATGCTTTAGATAAAGGAGGAGAAAACTTTAAAAAATTATATAATGATTCTGATGTTTCCCAAAGAAATAGAAATGGACAAACCAAGTCAGGACTCTATTCTTTGTTCATTCCTATGGAATGGAATTACGAGGGATTCATTGATTCTTTTGGAATGCCTGTCTTCGATACACCATCAGAACATTGCGAGGACCACAATGGAGACGTTATTGACATCGGAGTAGTTGAGCACTGGAATAATGAAGCCGAAGGATTAAAAGGCGACCAGGATGCTCTGAATGAGTTTTATAGACAGTTTCCTAGAACAGAGGAGCATGCCTTTAGAGATGAAACAAAAAACAGTATATTTAATTTAGTTAAAATATACGAACAAATAGATTACAATGAAGACCTAGCTAATTCAGCGGTAGTTACGACTGGTAGTTTTTCTTGGGAAAATGGCATAAAAGACAGTAAAGTCAAGTTTACGCCAAATCCGAACGGAAGGTTTAAAGTAAGTTGGATACCTTCAGCCAGTGTCCAGAATAATCAATTTATAAAGAACGGCAGAAAATCACCAGGTAATGAACATATAGGTGCATTCGGATGTGACAGTTATGATATATCCGGAACAACAGACGGTAGGGGATCTAAAGGTGCTTTGCATGGATTGACTAAGTTTAGTTTAGAAGATCACCCACCTAATGCTTTCTTTTTAGAATATGTAGCAAGACCTCAAACAGCTGAAATGTTTTTTGAAGACGTGCTAATGGCTTGTGTGTTTTACGGTATGCCTCTACTGTGCGAAAACAATAAACCGCGTCTTTTATATTATTTTAAAAGAAGAGGGTATAGAGGATACTCAATGAATAGGCCGGATAAGATATGGAATAAACTATCTGTAGCAGAAAAAGAAATAGGGGGAATACCTAATTCAAGTGAAGACATAAAACAAGCACACGCTGCAGCTATAGAATCATATATAGATCAATATATAGGGCTAAAATCAGATGGCCAATATGGCAATATGTATTTTAACGAAACCTTAAACGATTGGGCTAAATTCGATATAAATAAAAGAACAAAGTTTGATGCAGCTATAAGTTCAGGTTTAGCTATAATGGCTTGCAATAAAAATTTATATAAGCCGGTTCCACAAATGCAAAAAAGAAAGTTAAATTTAAAAATAGCTAAATACACCAATAGCGGTGCATTTTCGAAATTAATAGAAAAATAAATATATGGCTGAGTCAGTTATAAAATCTTATTTTCCGAGTCAAGTAGCAAGCGATGAAGAAAAAATGTCATTAGAATATGGCAAGAAAATCGGTAATGCTATTGAAAGCGAGTGGTTCTCTTCGGATAACGGTATTGGTAGATTCAGAAGTAATCAAAACACTTTTCATAACTTAAGGTTATACGCAAGAGGTGAACAACCTGTGCAAAAATATAAAGATGAATTATCTATAAATGGAGATTTATCTTATCTTAATTTAGATTGGAAACCTGTACCAGTGGTTCCTAAATTTGTTGATATTGTTGTTAACGGTATATCTGAGAGATCATTTGATGTTAAAGCTTATTCTCAAGACCCATTTGGTGTTGAAAAAAGAACTAGATATATGGAGTCTCTAATAAGAGACATGGAAACAAAAGATCTAAACGAGTTTGTAAGAAAAGAATTTGGGGTTAATTTATTCGAAAATGCTCCTGACGTTGTACCTAGAAATAAAGAAGAGTTAGAGGTTCACATGCAACTTACTTATAAGCAGCAAGTTGAAATAGCTGAAGAGCAAGCTATAAATGTATTACTAGAGGGTAATAAATACGACTTAACTAAAAGACGATGCAACTATGATCTAACTACTATAGGTATAGGCGCCGTTAAAAACACATTTAGCAAATCAGAAGGAGTAGTTGTAGACTATGTAGATCCTACTAACCTAGTATGGTCATACACTGATTCACCGTATTTTGACGATATATATTACGTAGGTGAAGTTAAGAGTGTGCATATAAATGAATTAAAAAAGCAATTCCCTTATTTAACAAACGAAGATCTTGGTCAATTGTCTCAGCAATCATATAAAGCAAATGGCTTTTATGACAGAACTTTGAATAACGACAATGGCGATGACGCTAATACCGTACAAGTGTTGTATTTTAACTACAAGACTTACACAAATGAAGTGTACAAAGTAAAAGAACTGGCAACAGGGGCATCTAAAATAATACCTAAAGACGATCAGTTTAATCCACCTGAACAGATAATGCAGGATCATAAGATTGAAAAGATATCTCAGTCTTTAGAGGTTTTATACGAAGGGGTTAAAATTTTAGGAGGTAGGGTTCTTAAATGGGAGTTAGCTACTAACATGATAAGACCCAAAAGTGATTATACTAAAGTAAAAATGAATTACAGTATCGTTGCTCCTAGAATGTACAAAGGGCGTATTGAAAGTTTAGTTTCAAGAATAACAGGATTTGCGGACATGATTCAGCTTACCCACTTGAAATTACAACAAGTCATGTCTAGAATGGTTCCAGATGGAGTTTATTTAGACGCAGATGGTTTAGCTGAGATTGATTTAGGTAACGGTACAAATTACAATCCGCAAGAAGCATTAAATATGTTTTTTCAAACTGGATCGGTAATTGGCAGAAGCTTCACTCAAGAAGGCGATATGAACCCAGGTAAAGTTCCTATTCAGGAAATACAATCAGGGTCAGGCGGAGCAAAACTACAAAGCTTAATAACTACATACAATTATTATTTACAAATGATAAGAGATGTAACGGGGCTTAATGAAGCAAGAGATGGCAGTACTCCAGACGCAAGAGCATTGGTAGGCGTACAGAAGATGGCGGCGGCTAACTCAAACACCGCAACAAGGCATATATTAAACGGAAGCTTATTTATAACTGCAGATTTATGCGAGGGGTTATCGCTAAGGATATCTGATATTATAGAATACTCACCTACAAGACAAGCGTTTATACATAAGATAGGTAATCAAAATGTAGCTGTATTGCAAGAAATGGCAGATCTATATTTATATGATTTTGGTATATTTATACAACTTTCGCCTGACGAAGAGGAAAAAGCAATGTTAGAAAACAATATACAAGTAGCTGTTCAGGCGGGTATGATTGATTTATCAGACGCTATAGATCTTAGAGAGATAAAGAATCTTAAGTTAGCTAATCAATTGCTAAAAATAAGGAGAGATCAAAAGCAAAAGAAAGATCAAAAGATCCAACAAGAAAATATTCAAGCACAAGCCCAAGCAAATGCTCAAGCCCAGCAGGTAGCTGCTCAAGCTGAAGTACAGAAAGGTGAGGCACTTATGCAACAAAAAATAAGCTTAGAGCAAGCTAAAGCCCAAATAGATACTCAAAAATTAATGCAAGAAGCAGCTTTGAAAAAAGAGCTTATGCAGTTAGAGTTTCAAATGAACATGCAGCTTAAAGGCTTAGAAGTATCTGGTAAAAAGTCCGAAATAAAAGAAAAAGAAGACAGAAAAGATGATCGAACAAAGATACAGGCTTCACAACAAAGTGAATTAATAAACCAAAGAAAAAACGATTTACCTCCTAAAAACTTTGAATCCGCAGGAAACGACATACTTAGCGGGGATTTCGGCTTAGGTAATTTTGATCCTAAGTAATAATAATAGTAATAATTATATAATATTTTATCATGTCAGAAGAACTAGAAAACCAAACCGCCACTGAAGAAGTGGTGGAACAGAGTCCTGTTGGACCAATGACCGTTGATGACGGCGTAATTAAAGTAAACTTAGCCGAGCTAAATAAACCTACTGAAGAAACTCCAGCTGAACAAGAACCAGTAAACGAGGAAGCTCCTGTTGAACAGGTTAGCGAAGAGGTTAAAGAAGTTACAGAGGCAATCGAGCAACCTATTATTCAAGAAATAACAGATGAAGAGGTGCAAGAGCAAGCGGAAGAGCTTGAGGAGCAAGTAGAGCAGGCTTTAATAGAGGTTGATGCGGGAATTGAATTACCTGAAAATATACAAAAGGTTGTTGAATTCATGAATGAAACAGGCGGCAGCTTGTCAGATTATGTTAAACTTAACACAGACTACACGTCTTTAAGTGAAACGCAGCTCCTTAAAGAGTATTACGAAACAACAAAACCTCACTTGAACTCCGAAGAGATAAGCTTCTTAATGGAAGACACTTTCGCGTATGATCAAGAGTTAGACGAGGAGAGAGAGGTAAGAAAAAAGCAAATTGCTCATAAAGAGGAACTAGCTAAAGCTAAAAATTACTTAGACGGATTAAAGACTAAGTATTACGAAGAAATTAAAGCAGGGTCTAGATTGAACCCTGAACAAAAGAAAGCGGTTGAATTCTTTAACCGATATACAAAAGAAAATGAGGAAGCTAGCAAATTAGCTGAGACACAGGTGTCTGCATTTAGAACAAAGACTCAAAAATTATTTTCAAAAGATTTCAAAGGTTTTGATTTCACTGTTGGAGATAAAAAATTTAGGTACAACGTTAATGATGTAGAATCTGTTAAGAGTAATCAAAGCGACATTAATAATTTTGTCAAGAAGTTCTTGAACGATAAAAATGAAATGTCTGATGCTGGTGGTTACCATAAGTCTCTATTTACGGCTATGAACGCTGACAAGATTGCTAATCACTTTTATGAGCAAGGCAAAGCTGATGCAATGAAAGATTCCATATCAAAAGCTAAGAACATCGATATGAACCCTAGAGGGGCTCATCAAGAAGTCGATGCTCCTAACGGTTGGAAGGTTAGATCAGTCCCAGGCGGAAAAACTGCTTCTTCGTTTAAAATTAGAAAACGAAAATAATAACCATTAAAAAAATAATAAAATGGCAGGAGGATTTACGGGTAGCGTAGGAGCATTAGCTCACTTAACGCCACGCCCAACACAAACTTTATTTAATGATAACTATTTATCATTAGATGATATGAAATTTACACAACAATTCTTACCAGAAGTGTATGAAAAAGAAGTAGAGAGATACGGTAATCGTACTATCTCTGGATTCTTAAGAATGGTAGGAGCAGAAATGCCTATGGCTTCTGATACAGTAGTATGGTCTGAGCAAGGACGTTTACACGTTGCTTACGATGATGTTGAAGTTACAGCTACATCTGTAATTATACCAGCAGGAGCAGCAGGTGCTTCAAAAAACCTAATCGGAGCAGGGGCTACTATCGTAGTTGCTAACGAGGCAGGAACTAAAGTTGAAAAA